AGCACAAGGGCGGATTCAATAGGAGGTACATCAGGGGTGTAGATGAAAACGGGGGTGTACCCGCCCCGCTCATAGAAAGTCCCCCCGTACTCTCCGAAAGCTACGAGGGTCACCAAAAAACCAAGGATGACTGGTAGGAGTTTCTTCACGGGGGTTTCCTCCTGCTAAATTAGTATGCGCCTATGACGATAGAGGCAGTGCCATTTGTAGTGGCATAACACACGCTCTCGATAGATGTCTTTTCCCTGGCATCGAAAACAAACTTCTCGCCTCCAGGTATACAGACCACTGAGTTGGCGGCCAGCCGAGTGCTGAAGTCATTGGTACTGATATTGACCAAAGCGTAGACTTTGTTTGTCTCGTTCATGTTCGAAATCGAAAGGGTATTAACGTTGTTAATGGGTTCCCACTTAACAACATCTGTTGTCGCCGTTGTCTCTGTCCCGTCCCCAGTAGTCCAATTTGCAGCGATCACTACTCCTGTCAGGAGAACCATCGCCACCAGAAAAATGTTCTTGAATTTCTTCATGTCACTCCTTTCAAGAGTAAAAATGGGGAGAGGGACTGTCCCCCTCCCCATCAATAAGCTTAACCATCGAGGTCTTCGATGTCAGCAATTACAGCCCAAACACGGACTGCACCTGCGGCACCGGCATCGCCGGAGACCGAGAGGTCCATAGTGTCAGAAGCTGAAATGAGAACGTTAGCTTTAGCTTCACCACCTGAGTACTTAGTACCAGCTGCGGCAGAAACATCGCTCTCACCCAGGAACTCAGTACCTGTTGCCAGGCCCAGAGCTGCTGTGATGCTGTTAGTTGTAGGTGTAACTACCTCAAGACCGGCACACATGATCAGTGATGCAGCCTCGAAGGAGAATACCTGGATGACGTCGTCTGCTCCATCAGCGACTCCGCCAAGAGTAATGTCCTTCTCAAGGACCCCGACTTTAGCACCGAGTGCAGGGAAACCCCCACGCTTTACAGTACCGACCTGATTTGTAATAGTATCAGCCATTGTCTTTCTCCTTTAGGGTTATCGATTAGCCTTTAGCAGCGAACAGAACGCCAAGAGCTTCAGGCTTGATTACTTCGTAACCGTAAACCTGGAGACCACGGTGCAGCATACCGAACCCGTTCGGGTTGTCCTGCACTTTGTTCTGTGTCAGCTGTGTTGCAAAGGTAGTAGCGTCGTCGTGACCAAACAGGATGCTTGTACCGTTCGTAGAATCGCCCGAAAGCAGATTGCTATTGAACAGTGTGAACCTGTCGATCATTCCGAGCATACCGTTACGCATGATAGAAGTGCTATCACCAGCAAGGCTTGCATCTTTCAGATCAGACTTCTTGATCAGACCAGCAGCCCACGGAGGGAGAACAAAGAAACGTCCTGTCTCAGGAACGTTCTGCTCATCCAGAACTGTACCGCAGTCTACGATGTAATCAAGGATGTTCGACTTATCGAGGCTAGCTGGTGTACCAGCAACACCAAGGTTAAACGCGCTGGACTTTACACCAGCTGTTGCACCCTTGTTGTCTGAAGAAGCATCGGTAGGAATGTTACCAAGAACATCCGTATCAATCTCAATCTTCAGCTGTTCAGCAGCGTCATCTGTCCAGTCTTCGATGAACCCTTTAAGGTCTGTCTGAGCCTTATCAACGTCTTCCGATACGAAAGACCAGTACTTACCCTTGTTGATTTCAAGAGTAACAGCTGTGCTTTCCGGCTGTTCGTTGACGAGGGTCTGACCCTTAACATAGTTACGGATCGTCATGTCAGGTGTTGAACGGATGTAAACCGTATCACCGTACTTCTTGATCTCGCCTTCATATGCTGTGTTTGTAATAACGGACAGAACTGTCGCGTCATAGTATTTAACCAGGAGTTTACCGGAATAAAGAGCCGGTATGTATCTCATGGTTGTTGAACCAATATTCACTTTACCCGGAGCTACAGGATATGACATTTTGTCTTCCTCCTCACTACGTTGTTAAGCTATGGGCAAAGTTGGGATCACTATGCAGCAATCCTTCCTTCACTCACAGCAAGATCTATTTCTCGCTCAAGCTTCCGTCGCTCTTCGTCGCGTCCTTTAAATTTACCTCTGACACAATCGGTATAAAACCGCTGTATGTCTTTCTCAGTAAACGATGGTTTCGCTTTTTCTCTCGGAGCAACGTTAGCCTTACTTGCAGTCTTACGGGGTTTAGCCGTAGGGACTTTCGGCGCATCCGACGCCACTGGAGGTTCTTCGACCCCCGAAGAATTCGTACCCAAGTATGACTTAAACAAGGTCACAAGCCTGGAGGGTCTACCTTCGGACACAGCCCGGGCACCTATCTCACGGTAAGACAGCCCACTATTAGGCTCTATACCATCAAGAAAAGCGTGCCAGCTTGCATCACTTTGGTTCATCTCTCGGGCTCCTGGTACCTGTTCTTCTACCTTCGACCAGAAAATCTGATCTGACGACTCAGTCACCTGTGACTCAAGGTATTCAATCCTCTTCAAGAGGGGACTGACCTCGGCACGGATAAGCTGTTCGGCAACACCTTTGGCCATCCGAGCCTGAAGCTCGAGGACTTCTTCGCCGTAATCCGCAACCTCATCTTCTTTGAGGTACTTCATATGAGCTGGTCCTTTTTCTGCTTCAATCTCTTCGACACTCGGTTTTGCTTCAATCGCCTTAGCGATCAGTACAGACATCTGCTGCTGCATAGAGTTCACAGTGTCCTGAAGTCTCGGAACCTCTGCATTGTACTTACCCTGAAGGGACTTGTACCTGCTCTCCCAATCTACAGTATCCTGGGTTGGGGCTTCTGGTTCGTCAACAACTTGATCCGTCTTCTCTTCAACAACGGGGTCTGCTGCTTCCGGTTCTTCTATCTGCGGAATCTCACCGCTCGGGTCATATGTATCGGGAGTCTGATCCGAAGGCTCTGGTGCAAGAAGATCCTCCAGGGGCGTAGCCTGAGCTTCGCTTTCCTGCTGGGCCTTTTGCAGAGCTTCGATCGCAGCATCCGATTCTTCTGCCGCTTTTCTCACTGCTTCTGGTAGTGCCATGTTGACTACTCCTGTCGCGCCTCATTCGAGGTGTGCAACGTTTGTTATTTTTCGAGGGGCTCCAGTATCACCTGCACCATGCAGATGGCCGGACTACCCACTAAATTTTCCTAAATGTTCCATCGCGTTATCAAAGCTATCCAGGATCTCATTGAGCACTTGGGCTTTACCCTGGCTCCTGTATAGCTCAACGTCTTCCAAAGTGTCGTTATCCTTCCGGATCAGGTCAAGGCTTTCCCTCAAGAACTCCATGAACCTCGACCCAGCACCATTCTCCCTCAAGGAGATGAGGTCTTTAAATTCCTGCTGCTGCATTTTCTTCACGGAAAACCTCCTCTTCTGCCTGGTCAAGAGCATCCTCACCGCCGGTCAGGGTATCAAGCTGACTGACTGCGGATTCTGCAACAGACGCATAGTCTTTTGCTGCTTGAGCATCTGTCTGAGTTTCACGGGCCGCAGCCTCTGACTCAGCCTTGGCTGCTTCCAAGGCAAGCTTTTGTCTCTCGATCTCGAGTTCTGCCAGCTTGACTTGATTGTCAAGTCGCTTGGACTCCATATCCATCTGCTTAACCTGGAGGTCAAGTTGGAGGGCTTGGAGTTTAAGCTCGGCTTCCATCTGAGTCTGAGCTGCTTGGGCTTCCTGAGCCTGAGTCTGGGCCTGTTCTCTTTCGTTGGCCATGTCCCGGACTTCATCCGGGCCCTTAACAATCTGAGTGCCTTCCATCTCAAGAGCTGAAGCAACCTCCCGGAGGACGTTACCTCGTCCCTCAAGACCCATAAGAATAGCATCTTCAGGATTGAGAGTAGCTGTAAGGAACTGCATACGGCGTTCGGCCATCTGCTCCTTGACCATAACTGCGACAGCTCCTGTAGTGACGATCTCTATGTCGCCGCGTATGTCTGGATCTGGGTCGAACTGCATATTGTAATCGAACTGTCTGCGTACGGTTGGTTTGAAAATGTCCTTATCGATACCGAGGATGACCCGCTTGATGCCTTTAGCTGCTGAGGACATGAGCATAGATAGACCACTGGAGGTCCTGCCTGCACCTGCAACCTTGTCACTGCCAAAAGCGTAAGCCGGGATTCCTGTATAGTCATCTGCCAGTCTTGCAAAGTTTTCATAAACCCGGAAAAGCTGTTCGGCGTTTGAGTTCGGTTGGAAGAAACGAACCGCGGGTATCGACTGGTTGTTCCTGTTAACTGTCTGCCAAACCTTACCCGGGTATACATTCTCAATGTCTTCCCCCGGGGCCAGGCGATCAGTATCGACCTCAGACTGGGGACCGGAAGCGAGACTCATGTTGTACACCAAAGCCCGGACAGCTGCATTGCATATCCGCTGAAGGTCTTCCATGAGTTCAGGGACGCCTTTGTACCAAAATGACCCCGGCACTTTTCGCCAGCCCGTCTTCGAGTACGGCCGGCGTCCCAATTCGTCTTCATTCTTATTGACAAAAATCAGGGTCGAGTTGACTACTATGGCGTTTACTTCGTATTCCTCCAGCGGTTGGATCTTGATATCCTTGAACCCTGGCATCTTCTCAACGCCATGCTCTATCAGCTTCTGTCCCTGGACCGGGCACCAGAACTCAAGAGCGTCGACGTAATCACGGTACATAACTTTGTCCGTGTCTTTATCCTCCAGGTCGTCCCTGTCGGAATCAAGAGAGTCTTTCACAGTGGAGTCATTCGCCACAGTATCAAAAGATTCGAGAACTTCATCGATGGCGTCAGCATCATACCCGGGCTCTTCTTTCAGAGCCACAAGGTCAGAGCGAGATAATTTAACTCTCTCGATAAGACTGCCGTCATTTATACAGGTAGCTCCTGGGGATGGGTATATGTCAAGAGGTGAGACTCTCTCATATTCAGGCCGCACTTTATCTACGACTACCCTGTTAGCTTTCCCGGTAGCTTCGTCTATCTGCCATTCGATGCGCTGGTACTGCCGAGGTATAGGGCCTTTTATAATACCGGCTTTAAGTGTTACGACATCAGAAAGGAAATCTTCGAAAGCGTCATCCCAACCACCCTCGACCATCTGGTCGTGGATCTTGGTCTCCATCTTGAGAGTTCGCTTGTCAAGCTCTATCTTGAGGCTCTCTTCTGCCTCCGGCCTCATCTCCTCAAGGACAGCAGGCAGATCTTCGATATCTACCTCAGCCCCCTGCTGGACGAGGAAATCCCGCAGTCTCTGCGCTGTCATCTCCAGCGTCTTCTGAACCAATGGTCTTGTCGGTTCAGGGTCTGGAGTGGGGTCTATACCCCAGGACTTATCAGAGGACGAGAATATGTCAGCGAGCCAGGACTCACCGTGGGAACACTTGACATTCGTAAGACCCATGAAGACATCAGCACCGCCGGCTTCAAGGATCTTTTGTAACTTCGTGGGGTCATACTCAGAATCACGAGACCGCAGATTGTCAATCATCTGCTGCTGGATACCCTCGTCTTCCTTGTGGGACTTATTCTGCTCCCAAACGCCGAGCAGATAACCGACAAGTCCTCTCACCTCAGCAGACTGCTGATCAAGGATTGCCTTCTCTTTTTCCTCTTGCTCGGTGCGTTGAGCAGCCTCAGCAACGGATGCTGCTGAGGCCACTCTCAGAGGACCACCTTGGAACTCGGGCTGAGCCATAGTACCTCACCACGAAAAATTAGTTAGCTGAACGACTTACTTCCACCCATTCGTCAGTAGTCGGTGCAATCAGCGTAATAGTATCATCAGCGTCACCAGCAAATGCTGCTGACAGAGAAGCTGTACCGGAATCAGCGATTCCCAGCTTATTGGTGGCCCCTGTGCCAACAGTCAGAGTGACCTTATCGCCGGCCTCTTTAGGAGCTGCCAGAGTGATAGTGTTGGTATAGCCATTGGCCTGGCCACTTGGTGTGATGAGATAATGAGCTGACTTAACAGTGAGAGCTGTACCATTGTCGCCACTGAAGCTGACATTAGGCTTAAGGGTCTCACGGCCGATGTTAAGCAGGTCTGTCACTGAGAAACTCTCGTAACGGGCTGCAACTGCCGACAGGCAGGCCACAGCTAGGAAAGCTCCAGCGAATTTAGCGAGTAGACTACGGTCCTTCATTCTTGATCCTCCTCTTGTTTCAACTACGACATTGAATTATTATGGGTTGACCATAACAGTAAAACCCACGATTGTCAAGGAAAAAAGATTAACTCCAGGCAGAAAAATCCTTGACTCTTATGTTTTTCTTCTCCGCGAGGCCCACTCCGGTCTCAAATTGACCTAACCCAATGCTCACAGAAGCCTTCCTGAGATGCAGGCAACCATACTGCAAAGCGTCGTGGGGGTGAGAGAATTCGTTCTTTTCGGGGGTTTCCGTGAACCTGTCCTTGCTGCCACTGAGCCGGACTTTCCGGAACTGGTAGCCTCCGAGAAAGCCCCGGCGTAAGACTTCACAGGTGGGGGAGAGGACAAATCCTGGCTCGCCATCCACCAGTTTGGACAGGAACCAATCAACAGATTCCTTCCTCGGGATGAAGTCATTCGTCGGGGCTGAGACCACGGGGAAGCCATTCTGCTCCAAGGACTGGAAGCAGGTAACTTCATTGGACTGAGCCCTTGCACCGCCTGCCGGGTCTCCGACACAGGCAAAGTGCATCCCCTGGTATTTTTCAGTTGTCAGAAAAGGTTTCACCACATCACGGGAGAATCGGTCACTTCCCATATCCTCGCTGACCAACTCGTCAAGAACACGGAGTTGGCCTTTGGGGGACATCTGCATAATGATACAGCTCGGAGTCAGGCCAAAATCCCACCCCAGCAAAAGAGGTAACCCGCGGTAAGGTTGCAACTCTTCTTTGGCACAGTGGACTTTGTCGTTATATGCTGCGTAAACAGGTTTCCCGGTATAGATACTGCCGTATTGCCCGAGGACGTAGACCTTAATCCACTCCTCTGACTTACCCGGAACCATCCGAGCATAGTAATCAAAACCGCTGTTGTGGTTCTCGATATTCTCCGCCCTCTGGATTCCGTGAGTCCCGTCATTGGGGACGTAATGCACATCTCCCTCTTTGTTCTCTATCCGGATCATGGCAGGAGGTTGCTTCCAAAAGCGGTACCCTTTCGGTTTCTCTGTCTCCGCCAGGCGGTACCACCAGTGGTCAGTGTCCGGTGGGTTGGTATCCATGACAATGCCTGTCCATGTCGTGCCTCCCATGTTCTTGGCAGGGTAGCGGTCGACACGGGAGGTAAGCATCTCAAGGACACTCTCCCGGATTTCAGACGCCTCGTTGATAAATGCCCCGGTCAGTTCAAGGGACTTGAGCTTCTTAACGTCGTCCTCGATGTCAAGAGCCAGGAAGAGGAACTCCGCCTCCACCCGGGTTCCATCAGGTAAATCAACCTTCAGAACGCCCGAGATCGGAGTGCTCTGCCGGATAGGGCACACAGCCCGGGGTATCCAGTCTTCGAATGTCTTGATGGTCGTCGACAGCAATTCGGGGTACGAGTTACGTATCAACGCCCAGCGGGACCGACGCACCCCGTTATGAGGTTTCTGCTCAAGGGCTCTAGTGTAGAGCTCCATGATGCAGGCTACTGTTTTCCCGCCTCCCACAGGGCCAAGTATCCCTCGTACAAAAGCGTTCGAACGGTGGAACTCTTGAGCTGTCGGCAGTGCTTTATAGACCTTCTTAAAATCTTCTTCACAAAATGCTTCCTGTTTCGGTTGTGCCATTTGGATTCTCCTCCCCACTACGACATGGTGTTTTATCCTACGACACGGACTTTGGACTTGACTTCGGTCTCTTTGGAAACAATATCGCCTTCATAGAGCAGGACATACTCGCCCTCCTCAGCGGCATCAGTGATCCACTTAAGAGCCAATGAACGATCCGTAAATGGCCCCGATTGAGGACGCAGAGAAACCTGATCCCCATCCATCTTGTGAACTCTCCGGTACACGAAGATCGGCTTCTTCTTCCTCGGTCTCCTTGCTTTCTGTGTCGGTTCGCTGTTCGGTGTTTCTTCGCTCATTCTGTATCTCCCAGGTCTCCCATGTTATGGGGCCTTTCGGTTTGGTTGTTTTAGGGTCAAAGGGCTTAGGCTCTTTGATCGGTTGGTTGTTAACATTGAAGCCTTCCTCAATCCTGCCGTCGTGGTAGAACACGTAGGATCGAAGCTCCGTTACCTGCCGGCATATAGTGCCAAAGGACGCATGGGAATCGAAGGTATCAATATGTCTGGACATATCAAACCCCGGAGTCCGGGCTAACAAGACACCCCTCTCGGAGGGACCCATATCAGAGTCAACAGTTATCTGCACTACCTGCCTCTCCTGCCCGGGCCGTGGTCTTATCTCCGTAAGGACCTCGGGGTTCCAGGCAGAGGTATCAGAGGCTACCACCTGCATACCCCAATACGAATCAGGGCGCCCAAGATCCTCGAAGACATCTGCACTCACAATGATCTGGTATTTATCACGGAATGCAGGAGAGACCAGACTCCGCACTCTGTGCGCAGAGCTTACGACCTGCGACTCCAGGAGACTAACTCCCGGAGGGGTAGTAGTCCAATACCGTGGGTCGTGGTCAAAGTTCGTATGGGGCTCCCCGTCGTCCCAATCCAAAGCGTCTGCAAAGGGATTAGGTGTCTGGTCAGCCTGAGTCTGCCATATCCTGCCAGGGTATATCCTGTCTACATTAGGTATCTGGTAGTCGTGTATCGTGATACTAGGGATTGGGCGGATGTTAACCCGATCCCCCGCCGCTTCCTCGGGAGGAGGTGGCATCTCATCCGTCGGCTCGGGGATTGGGCGAACCCAATCTCGGAGCCGTGTCGCAGCCTCAAATATTTCTGAAGCCCTCGACATTACACTACCCTCCCTTTAACGATACGTTTGTTCTGTACCTCAAACCAGTCGTCGTCCGTCGGGTCACGTTCGATGACCGCAAAGCCATTGACCCAGTCGTTAGCCGGGCAGTAGGCCGGATGCAGTTCACAAAGACAACCGACACTCCAGCAGGAGAGAGGGCGGTCTCGTAAAGTCTTACCGACGTAGTTATCCGAACGGTGCCAGTGTCCTGTGAGACAGCACTCCCTCGTTTTCAGGAACATGTTTCTCGCAGGGTTAACTCCACCGGATCTGCCACCGTACTCGTCTCCGTGCATCACGTTGAGCTTACCAAACTGCATAGGTCTCTTATCAGGAACCCACTTGATTCCGTAAAGGTCAAGCTCCAGTACCTCGTCACGGGTACGGATAAAGTTTGCACCGAACAGTTCAGGACATGCCGACATACCAGCCTTCGGTATCCGGGCTTCATGGTTGCCTTCCTTCCAGATGATCTTAGCATCCGGGAAAGCCTCACGGAGGGATGTCAGGAACATATGCACCATCTCAATCTCCCCGGCCAGGCCACGCTCCCTCGGGTCCTTCTCGAACCGGGAGACTTTGTAACAGTCCATGATGTCCCCGCCAAGCAGAATGGAATCACACTTCTGATCCAATCCGTACTGCAAGGCCAGCTCGAGTGCTTCTTTGCTGTGGTACGGGAAGTGGATGTCAAAGAGACTCAGCATCTTCTTGTAACTCGTCGGGATGATAAAGGGCTCAAACCCGTTCTCCGGACCTTCCGGCAGACGGAAAGGATTTGTCTCAGTAGCCTCAGGCCTCCCCTCGGAACAATCCAGCTCCTCGGACACCTGATCCCGGAGAGCACTGCCAAGAGCTTTTGTCCGGTACCGGATCATTGTGCGGATCTGGTCAATGTCTTTAAAAACCCCAGGCACCTCAGCATAGATCAAACGGGCCAGAGTTCTCTTAGGCATGTTAGTGTACTGTTTGAGGTAATCAGTTACGATCGCCCCTTCTACCGATTCAGGTGTGCCTTTTTTCGTTTTCGTTTTACTTCCCATAATAAAATCTCCGTTAGATAAGTGCGGTAAACGTTTTGATAAAGTTCGACGAGTTCTGCTGAGAGAAAGAGTTCTCGTAATCCTCAAGCCACTCCCCCTTCTCCTCCTCGGTCATAATCGAATCATGCCCATCGAGACACGACCAGTCCGCCAGTTCCTCAGAGCCAAAGAGATGGTTGCCCTCAACAGACAGCATCTCCATATCAGCGTCATGCAGCACAAGAAGCTCCCCTTCACTTGGCAGCCTGCCCAGATACTTCTGATAAATCAGGTTCTGTATCTTAGTCTCAACGTCCCGATACCCAGGCAGCATATCTTTCAACGGCTTTGGTATATCCCTCAGGTATGCTTCAGAAGCATCATGCAGAAGACCTATCAGCTGCGCATCCCTTCCGTGGGGCAACAGAAGACGGCAGACCCACAGAGAGTGCAGAGCCACAGTGCCCGAAGAGAAGTTAGCAAAACGATGTTCCCTCGAAAGAGCCAACGCAATGTCGTTAACCCGAACCATATCAGCGGTAGGCTCGTCAAACACAAACCGACCAGTAGGCGTCATTATCCAGTTATCCTTCATCTTCGGTCTCCCCCTTCTCCGCACCGCCATCACCCGGTATGTTAGAAGCAAAGTCATTGAGGTCATCCCATTTCGGATCAAGGATACCCCCGACAATAGCACGGTCATAGTGAAGTGCAAACATAACGTTGCACATCAAAGCTGCCGGATGGTCCTCATCGTCCAGAGCATCTACTACCTTCTCAGCGTGACGCCAGAACGAATCAAGGGTCCGGGAGATGAACATACCTTTCGCCCAGTTCCACTCGTCGTACTTCTTAGCACCTTCCTCAAGCCACTTCTGCAAACGGTCCTGCCCATAAAGAGCCGCGGCGTTGGCTAGAGCGATGTCAAGGTACTGATAGTTCCTGTGCAGTTCGTACATCATAACCATCTCGCCGGCGAAGACCGCCATGTCAGCGAACTTAACAGCATCCTCGTCCTCGCCGTACTTCCCGCCCTTCTTGTTCACAGCGAAGCGTTGCTTGAGCATACCGAACTTTGCATACGGGGAGAAGAGTCGTGGTGACACTTTCCCTTCAGCGGCGTCCCGTACTGCGCCCCCTTCAAATTCCTGTCTCTTGCCCGAGTCCTTCATTTCCATCTGCGGTTCCTCCATTAGTTGACGATAGCGTAATCTTCCATGATGTCGCGTATCCTCTCGTTAACACTCGGAAGCTTTATGTCCTCGTCTTGTAGTTTCGTGGTGTCGACGACGACATTGGCAAACAATCCGTTGGTTGCCCTTATTGCTTCGTTCATGTAAAAATCCTTCCCGGGATTAACCTTCGCCTGGTACTCTTCAGCCACCGAGTAATAACTGGTGACTCCAGGATTAAAGACATTATAGACTCCCGTACACTTCCTGTCAACTAAAATCTCAATGCAATAACCAAGATCAGAAAGTGAAACAGCCGAAGTCGGTTCGTGGGAGAGAACAGTCTCCCTCGATACTCTCGTAATCAGATTGTCCAAGTGAGGCTGATGCGAAAAAATATTCCGGGTACGGAGTATAAGAGCATCGTCATGGGGTAAAAGAGTTTCAGCGTAATACTTAGACCGGGAGAACCAGTCGACAGGTTCGACCGGATCGTCCTCAGCAGCACCGACCGTTCCAGTCGGGTGCAGGTCGGCATCCGATATATGGACAAACTGTATCGAGGGATTGATGAGATTCTTGACCATATTAAAAATCCGAGGTCCTACAGCATGGGCCCGGTACTGAACAAGCTTCTTGGCTTTCCTCGGGGCACTCACGGTATTCACAACCACATCCGGATTCGTAGCCTGGAGAAACGCCTCCATCATAACCGCGGAACCCAGGTCGTCAAGAGGTTCAGGTACCGTATCAAATCGATCCGCCAACTCCCGGCCAAGCCAGCCGTCCCCAATCACAACATACTTCTTAGACTTCATCGTTACGTCTCTCTCCTCCCCACTTTATCTTTCCAGGCCCGGTACCTGACATGCCCACAGTGCGAGCACCTCTCGACCTTCGCAGTATACGGGATACTGCAAAGGCCGGAGGGCTTCATCTCTCCTCGGCGACACTCAGGGCATGAATTCTCAAGAACCGGGTTTTCCATTTCCTTCTTCGGCATTACTTAAGCAGCCTCTCCAGTTTAACGACGACCTTCTCGTGTTCAATATCGAGTTCCCCGGCAGAACCAAAGCGGTCCCGGGCCAGATCATCGTAGTTGCTTAACATCAAGTGTATCATCTCGTGCTTTGCCAGATCCTGTACCGTAGGCACTTCCTCCCCCTGATGATCCGGTGCGTCGGGAGCAAGGAACACGTTAGCCGTCCTGCCCCGCTGGTCAGCATTGATCCCGGCAAAGGAGTTCGGTACGCACTGGTTAAACTCAAAATAAAGGTGGTACCCGGTAACACCGAACTCCTTCTGGTAGTACCTGCACCACTTCTTGAACTCAGTGAAGTCCTTCTTAGTTCTACGTACTCTTGGTTTCATCTATTCCCTTTTCGTGGTTAAGTTACAAGCATTATCTCACATCCCCGTAGTCGTGTCAACACTTAAAAAATTAACAGACCAAAGAATCCAGGCACACAGTCCAGACATACCGAGGACGACGAGGTGGACGGCCAACACTGCTTTAAGTCCCCGGGCCCAGCAGATCCTGAAAGGGTTAGAGACCATATTGAGAGGCACGACCCAGAAAAAAAAGATATAGGCGATACAAGGGAAGGACAAGACCCCTGCCCAAGCCAGTACTTCTTTAAGCGATCCCATAATGTTCCTCCCCTATCTTAGTCCACCAGGATATAGGCCCCCAGCTGCGACGGGTGAATGACTCTACCAAGGTCAAATACGTTTTAGTCACAAGGGTACACGACATAGACCCGAGCTTCGGAACGAACTTCTCCGCTTCAACATAGCGTTTTACTTTCCTGAGCCTGGGTGATATCACCTCTGTCTCTTTCCATCTCCTCTTAATTGTATACACAACATCTCCTTTCATTTTCGTATAATATACCAAAAAAATTTTAAGAGGTCAAGTGTTTATTTGTGGGGAGGTGGGATTGGTCCGGTGGGGTGAAAGAGTGTTAGGCGTAAGTGTTTAGTACCGGTACCCTATTTACCCCCACCCCCTAATCTCGCCTTGGTCCACTACCCCCTCGTCCTACCCCTACTCCAGACCTTTTTTGAGCCGAAACTCGTTGCACTCGTAGAAATTCCCAACGTTTTGGAAAGAGAGTGGTTGATCCCTAACTGATCGTAATGCCCACGTCAATAGGTTGAGCAGTCATCATTTGATGGCGTAAAGCTCAACCTTCTCTTTTGTTTGCTCGTTTGCTCGCTTCGCTCGCTGCACTCGCTGAAATTTTCACTTTTCTGGATCGTTGTTTGTTAACCCTTAATAAAGGAGAATATTATGTCAAGATCCGCAAAAGCTATTATCGACCATATCTCATTGGGTAAGTCGAAGGTACAGCAGAAGCCTGAAGTGTTGTTCGTTGTAACAACTGTTGAAGGCATCACTATGTTCCATCGTGACTCACTCAGTGATAAGGAGATATCTTCTGGCCCTAACGAGGGTCGAACGATGTGTCAGGTGACACTCGAACGGTATCGTCGTGCTCTTGAGCTCGACGAGTCTGCCACACCAGCAGAAATAATCTCTGGACTCCAGAAGTTCAAGGGTGAAGAAGTGACTGTCGTTATCGGTAGTTACACTGACCCTGATACTCAGGTAATCACGCCAGAGATAGAGAGCCTTATGCTCCCCGGTGTAGGCGGCATGGCCGTCGACGCCTTCGTCGCATCGCTCAACATATAACTGAATATAGGTAGGTCAGACCCTCATAAGGGCTGGCCTACCGCTCTTTTATATAAAGGAAGGCTCGCTACGCTCGCTTATTTTTTCTTTTAGGCTCGCCGCAAGGCGGCTCGCGACAAGCTAGCTCGCTGTAAACTTCGATCAAGGAGTTATGAAATGGAACTCATATTCTTATTAAGTGTCATATCAATTGGCTTAGCCGTCGCGTTTGTTAGATAATACGATAACACCCTTACCGCTAAGCCCCTTAATCACTCTCACCTCGTTCTACTCCTTGTACTTCAAGGTTTAGGACGACCCCTTTATGTTCGACACGCTGTCGATCTGCATACTTCTCAGGATTCCCTGCTTTGAGCTGGAGAGCCAGGAGAGAGTCGGAATAGACTGTCTGATCACCACACTTCTTACCTTTGTGGAAGACACCTTTCTTGACACCCTCTAGTGCTCTACGGTCAGCTTCATCTTCTCTAAGCTGTTGACGGAGAGTCTCTCCTAGCTCACGGGAACGTTGGTATAAGGACCAAAGGACGCCAGATTGATCAATGTGGTAGAAGTCAGCAAAGTCTGACCAGACAAGGTCAAGTTGTTGAAGAGCCGGCTTGTGGTTGTGTCCGAGAGCGAGGAGTTCGCAAAACTCCACTGCCTTTTCCCGCGTACATGTACCTACCTTCTTCCTTTTCACTTTCCCCTCCACCAGCTCTTTCCTATCATCCCATTCGATGTCAAACAGCTTCTCTTTTAGCTTTTTCATCACTCCTCCAAAAAAAAGTTGTAAAAATTTGTTACAAAAATGTAACGCTAGTCATAAGTCATTGAATATCAAGGAGTAATCAATATACGTTCCATAACTCATTGAATACCAAGGCTTTAACCCCCCTAAACCCTAAAATAATTAAAATAATAAATAAAACCGTGAGATAAACCCCCAAAAAGAGGGTCAAGGTACCCTATTCATTGAGGCTACTTCGAGGCCCCGGTTTTTCCCGATTTTTAATTATTTTGCCATTTACCCCTGTTAACCTATTGACTCCCAGGGGTTTATAGAACGTATATTGATTTTAAGCAAATAATTATTTTGCCATTTGCCCCTATTAACCCATTGACTCCCAATGGTTTATGGAACGTATATTGATTGAAAAATGTTACATTTTTTACCATTTTGAGTCCAAATCGTAACATTTTTACTTTCCCTTTCTCATTTTTGAGACCTCGATTTAGCCAATATTTACAGGGGTCTCATTTTTACCCGAAAATTTGGCACGCTTCTTGCTAAGAGCCACTCAGAGCTCTCAGCCTACCACTTTATTTTGATATCTTATTAACATAAATCTACGTTTTTGTCAATTAAATAAACTTAACCAAAGAAAGGGGGACTACTTCCCATGTCTGACAATACTTTAATACGAAAAGACCAACTACCCGATAACGGGCGTATCATCAACGAAGCCCTAATGTTCGCCGACGCTAAGATCATAGGCAAAGACATCGCCGGCTTCCGGCTGCTGACTTACCGTTCAGAGTATGTGCACGGTATGCCTGTCGTATTCAACCAGGATTTAATACCAGACGGAGACTTCCCGGACACACCTTTCAATGAGAATACCTGGTTGTGCTTCGAGGAGACAGGCAACGTTTACGGACGTATTGCCTTAGATGAATATCGCAACTTTAACGGGGATTATGTATTAGCCCCTTACTTTTGTAATAACGAGATTTCAGGGTCTTCAGCCCGTGACCTACTGGGTTTCAAGTCTTCCTGGGGTATCGGAAACCACGAACACCCTAGTAGCTGGGGGGATGCCCTCGTTCAGGACAGTTCATGGGAAGTTGGACGTATTTGGGAGGTTGTCTATAAAGACGCCGCACCTGAAGCTCCACCTGTATCTCGCTCCTGGGTTCCGACGGTTGGGGAGAAGGAGAAGGAGAAGGAGAAGTGATACCGGATTATCCTAGAAGAATTATGGCAGTGTTCCCTAACCCACATACCGTTGTGTACGTGGACTGGGAGCACCCTTTGGAGTTACATCTCGAACAGTGCAAAGAGCTCGCTGAGCTTATCTCAAGAGACATGCAATGCACTTGGGGGTCTAACCGTCTGATCATACAAGAAGCCAATTCCTTTTATAGGAGGAGGAATAACTCTGTAGCCATACGGCTGGATAGTGCCTGGGCTGCCCAATGGGGTGACTACAAATGGTACTATGGTGAGTATACCTCTACTTCTGGAATATCGGAGACTTCGTTAGAGCTCATTGTGTATGAAGACTTTATCAGTCGTTTAGCGGAGGAATATCCCGATTATTACGGCTATTTAGTCCCGACACCGCCGGCACCGAGCATATCCAGATCCTGGATACCTGTAGCCAACGGTGATAACGAGAGGGAAAAGAAGGAGAGAAAAAATGAAATTCGATATTAAGGAACTTAAAAAGCTCTTCCCTTTTCATAGTGTGATACTCGCTGTTAGGGAAGAAAGCCAGATTGACTTGGCTTTTAGTCTCGTAGAAGTAGTTGAAGCATTTCACGGTAGCGGGGACGCTGCTTCCGGAAGAGACTTCTTCACTAAAACAATGCTCAAAAAGCTAAACCTACATAAAGGTAAAGCTTTGGGGGTAAGAGTAGAGTATAGCGCGATAATCCAGGGATTTATGCCTTG